TACCTGAATAAGTTTGAGGAATATCTCTTATGTTTTGTCTATATGCAGCCCACTGAGCCTGATCTACAGTTGCACCAGTTGTCATTGTCCAATCTGTATCTCTTAATATCTGATCTCTTGTAGATCTAATATCATCCCAAGTTAATCCATCAGCAGCTTCGGCTGTGTTTCCCTCTGCTACCCACAATAGGTACTCTTGGTAATCGGTGTTTGCTTCATTCTTTGGAATTGATGAAACTGTACCATCATCTAAAATTCTTTTAATTGAATTTATAACTTGGCCATCAGTTGTATTTGCATAAAGTTTGTAACGTGTTGCCATAATTAAAACTCCGCAGAAAATTCAAAAGTGCCTACAGCATTTTGGGCTTGGCAGACACCTGCAGTTCCACCATCTGCACTACTTATTGCTACATACATACTGGTGTGATGTGGATTTGCTGAAGTATGTGCCCCATGTATTGCTAAATTAGAAATTGTAAAATCAGCACTTATATTACTAGAAAAATACCTTGCATCAGTACTACTTCCAGTAAATGTCGGCATTGTTCTCATTGATGTTGGAAAAGGTACTTCTCCATAAAAATTGCTTCCATTTGTGGAGTAACCTAAAAACACAGAATCGTTATCATCAGCCGTTAATTTAAAATAATACCTCTGACATAAAGCAAGCTCCTGACCGAATGACCTATGCTCAAAATCTGTTGCCACGCTGCCTACTTCTAATTGAACTCCTGTAAATTCCCATGTAGCACCATTTGTTGTGAACCATGTTGATGTTTGATTTGGTGTTCTAACACTGCCATTAAAAGCTGCCCAAGCATTTAATGAAACTGAACCTGTACTAGCAGTACCCATAAAAGGTTGGAATACTATTCGAATTCCCTCTCCGTTATTATTATCAAATTGTAAATTTGAATTACCAGGAATTACTTTTGTAATTTTTGTCCAAGTATCAGCAGTTAAAGAACCTGTTTCAAAAGGAAAATTCTGTGAAGTTCCATCCAAACTTAAAATATATCCAAAAAAGTTTTGTGCGACACTAGACTTTACCCAAAAAGATAAAGTTATAAAGCTTGAACTAGATGTATAGTTCCAACCACTATTAGCAATATCTTGTGCTTCTAGTTTTGTTATAAATTCAATCTTATCACCTGCATCTGGTCCTGTTTGCGCTCCGTTTGTTATTTTATAAGATTTTCTAAAACCTAGAGTATATGGTGTAGTTCCACTTGCAACATCAGCTTGTGATGTTGTAACAGAAGCATTTAAACCAGCACCTTGAAACTGAAATCTATCAACAGTTCTATAACCAGATGAACCAGATGACGTACCACGTTGAGCCACTTGCATAGCTCCGTTGATTATTAAATTTCTATTACCTAACTGTCCAGCTAGAGGTAAAATATCATCTGTTAAATCTTGTTTTTCAGCTGCAGTAAAGTTTGTATTCTTTACGTTTGTAG